ATGTTGACGAAATGTTGACACGGTAATTACTCGTTATCTGACACTGTGATGGTGTAAAGACCCTTGTTGATCTGATCTAGTTCGCCCGCGCTTGTCATGCGCTTCAGTTGCATCCATATCGCTCTGCGGTCAACACCTAGCAGCACAGACAATTGTCCTGCTGTCATCGCGCCATGTGTCTGTAATGCATCCAAGACCCGCGTCTTTGTTTTCGACAGAGACTTCGTCGCTTGTTTCAGCAGCATTTCGTTTTTGATCTTCCGCACCTGATTCGCTGCTGTGTGGAGCATTAGAGTTAGACACTCGCTCATTTGCGTCTCTGAGAGCAGATACAGCAAGTCATGCTTGTTGTACCAATAGTAGACAAGTGTGCGCACGACATCTGTTGGCAATCCCACCAGATGAGCAGCCTTCATGAAAACGAAGAAGTCGTGCTCTTCGTCGAAATCCGGTTCTCCTGGTGGAACAGTCGAGAGTATGCGCCCGATTTGCTTGTCTTGAGCGCACCACAGCTTTTTGAATTGTCGATTCAGCGGCTTGATTGTAGTGATGATATGTGCGACCTGATCGTCTGACACGCCAGTTGCAGCGAGCGAGCGAACGAATTGAATCACCGAGCGGTGAAGGTCATTTTCAAATAGTGTTGAAAAATCGTGTTTGGTGGCTTGATAAATAGGCATGATATTTGTTGGTATGTGAAACGGCGGGTCTGCTCAAAACGACCCGCCGTTTGTTATTGGACTGGCGAAGTCTCCCAAGAAAGACTTGAACCGAATCTTTCGTCTTTCTTATCTTCCGGTCTTTTCGGTTTGCGCCCGTTTCCGAATGACGTTTTCGGTGTCTCATCGTCCAGCAGCGCTTTGATTGTCATGCGAGCCTTATCGACTGCTACTTGCACAAATCCAAGCGATCCATTTCGGTTCTTCGCAATCGATATTACTTGCCGACCCATTTGCTGGTTTGCTTCGTTCTCACCAAGCGAGATCACGAAATCGGCAATGGAGTTGATGCCATACGAGCCTGCTGTGTGTTGTGTTCCTGGTTTTAGTGATTCGCGAGCATCTTTGTTCGTCTGTGCTGCTGTGAATACGAGACAGTCATTCTCGACTGCTAGACTTCGCAATTCTTGTGCAACAGCATTGATGATTTCGTATCCATGAATGTTGCCTGATCTGGAAGTACTGCGAGCACGGCAAATTGTCAGATAGTCCACAATGATGACATCGGGAACAAAGTTTCTTTGTGCATTGAGTTTCTTCACAAGTTCGTTGAAGTGTCCGACGTGAGACGAGCCCGTCGGGAATTCCTTGACTACGATGTCGCCAACAGTTCGCTTGTGTAGATTCTCGACCCGCTGTTTCAAATCAGGTTTTTCGAGTGCTGCCAGTTCGTCTAGTGTCAGACTCAGCAGGTTTTGATAGATGCGCTGTCGTACAACCGTTTCGGACATCTCTAGAGTGATATACAGCACTCTGCGCCCGGTGCGAAACAGGTGAGCAGCATGGTCGCAGAGAAACAGGCTCTTGCCGACGCCCGTCGCTGCTTGAACGATTCCTAGTTCCTTGCGCTTCAATCCGCCGCGTGTGGCTTCGTTCAAAAAATCTAGATTGAACGGGATGCGCTCTGAATCGTCGTGTAGATCATCAAAAAACGAGTCGATATCGTCGCAGAGCGAGACACCGACCATATCATCGCTGATCGGTCGCTGTGCTTCTGCTAGCTGCTGCGCGAATACAGATACATCGATTGCTCGATTCTCAATCTTCGCCTTTTCCATCTCTTCAGCAGCAGCAAGTAAAGCATTGCTTGATCTAGCATTATTGACGAACGTCTTTGTTTTGTCAGCGAGCCAGCCATCGTTGATAGCGTCCTCTGAAGACTCAAGCATATCGATATACTTGAGACGTTCTTCAGTGTCGTTGCCTTTCGAAAGAAGTTTGTTTATGTCGCAACGGATCTGCAGGAATGATGGCTCTTGCTTCTTATCGACAGTGTTTGCTATTTGAGTAAAGATCGCTTTCTCAGTCGAATCGTCGAAAAGATCTGCTGTCAGATGGTGAAACATGGTATCGCGAAAGTGTTCGTTATTCACGAGTTCGCGAAGAATGATGGCTTCAATGCGAGGTTCCACTATTGAATACCTCGATTGCATAAATATGATGGTATACTTGAGTAATCAAACATGTTTTTGTTCTCCTGGTCACGCGATTATCTCCCGCGTGACCTTTCTTTTTGTCTATCGCCAGATCGTCTGGTCCCAACCTTTCGCTGTCAGGATTGCGATTCCTTCGATTGAGCGGTCGCTTTTCATGCGTAGTTTAGCGCTGTCCAAAGAGCCACCCGTTTCAGTTGTCCGCAACCGATTTAATGTTGTCGGATGATATAGTTTGCCATCGATCATAAGTGCGAACGATTGCTCTGCTATAATAATAGTTGTTGTTGTTGTTAGTCCTTCCATTTGTTACCTCACGGGCGTCTGTTCTAGCAGACGCCCGTTTCTCGTTATTCACAATTTGTCCACCTGTAGTTGGCTGTGTTGTAGACTGTCGCATGACGCAGCAGTTGCATCAGTTGCTTCTGACTGACATACAAGCGTGGTGTGTGCTGACGCTTTACGACCGCTCGTAGCAAGTCCTTGCGTAGCAAAATATAGATCTGTGATGGATGGCGACCGATCAGTTCTGCTGCTTCTGCAACGGTGATTAGATCATCGTCAGTCTGCTGTGCTGTCTGTTTGAATTGTTTGGCGAAGTCTTCTTCCATCGTTCGGTCGAAAGACTCGTCCTGTAGATCGGGTAGTTCCGTAAAGTTTCTCATAATCGTATTTAGTAACCGTGCGATTTTGACCGTCTTGTTTTTTCTCTGTTGACTCGCACATCGCCGTTTAGGTTGTAGTTGCATACGACAGCGGTGCCGTAGACGTGGGCATCGCCGCAGATGAGGACGTTATTGAAGACATGTGCATCGCCGTAGACGCGGGCTCTGCCAAAGACGCGGGCATTGCCGTGGACGTGGGCTTTCTCGGCTACTATCGCATCGCCGTAAACGCGGGCTCTGCCAAAGACGCGGGCATCGTCGCATACTTCAGCATTGCCGTAGACGCGGGCATCGTTATCTACCCAACAGTTTCCGTCTTGTGAAAGGTTCGTCTCGCTTGCAATGTATCCACCGAGCGATTGCTCGGGGACATACTGCAAATTTTGCAGTGCTCGGATGCGATAGAGTGTCTGATTGTCGATCTGGATTGTGTCGCTCTGGACTAGTTCGTATTTCATGTCGTTGTTACCTCAATTCTATTTAGTAACCGTGTGGTTTTGGCGAGCGTGGTTAGTTCCACACTATCCAAGACAATCATACAGACGCGATTCTTCGAGCCCACAAAACCGAGAACGGAAAGAACTGAAAACAAAGGAGAAAAGATTCGCGGGCGATACGAAAGATGCCAAAAAAACGGGCTTATAAATCTGAGATTTATTTTTGTCTGACTATTACTGTGTCGCGATTGCTGGTGCGATAATGAAACTTCGCGAGGAAATCGCGACAGTGGATCAACTACAGAGGTATTACTCAGTCCAAGAGATAGCAGAATCGTGGCAACTCAGTAAAGACAAGGTGCGGGAACTCTTCCGCAATGAGGACGGAGTTCTGCGCATCCCTTCAAGTAATGAAAAACGCGGGCAGCGTGCGTATGAAACGCTGCGCGTGCCCGCGTGTGTATTGGCGCGTGTGCAAGCTCGACTTAGTTCACCCGTTGCGGCGAAGGTGCATCCGATGGTGGAACGGATGAATGTTGCACGTGCAAAGCGTCGTTCGCCCAAGTGCGTCGCACCTGATCATGCAAGGCGTCCGTTCGTCGCTTGACCCACATAGCATAGTGTTTCTCTGTTGTACTCACCTTGGCGTGTCCTAGCAACCGTGCGACATCGCTGATAGGCGTGCCAGCGATCAGCAATTCAACCGCATAGGTATGTCGAAAATTGTGTGCGGTGCGTTCCTTGAGTCCAGCGAGATTCAGCAGTTTGCGAATGCGCGTGAACCACTTAGTAGCTCGCGTGTGTAATTCGCCTTCGCCAGACCAAAAGAAGTATTTCTCGGAGTCATGCGGACACGCCATGAGTTTCGCTAACACCCAATCGGGAACTGGAACTGTGACATCAGACCCGGTTTTTTGCCGATACGTCATGATCTTGCCTTCGTTGACATACACGTGAGACTTTTCGAGCTTCACCAGCGTGGAGCAATCGAGCCCGGTGTATCTCATGACGTGAACGAAGGCGTCCACTTGCTGCGCAATCGCTTGACCCTTGCGCCCGTATTCGTCCGCGAAGTCTGGCAGCACGCGGAAAACGGCTTCCATTTCGGCTGGTTCAAATGGCTTCCGATCCGTTCGCACTTCTTTAATCGTTGGCATGGCGTGTGACGGATTGCTCTTGATCAGTTCCGCATTCACACAGAACTTGAAAAACGATTTGATGGTGTCGCGCCGATTTCTGCGAGTCGAGTTTTCGTCACTCCAGCCAGACTGCCAAGTGATCAAATCTAGTGGCGTGATTTGCTCCATGTAGACGTGATTGCGTGGACTCGCTTCCATGAAGGTCTGGAGAGCCATCAGCAATTTTCGGTACTTCGTCTGAATGGGTCTTGTGATGTCACGCTTCGTCAGCATGAAGGCGTCTATCGCTTGCTTGATGGTGCATCGTTCTGGCGTGTCCTGGACTGTGTACGGCGTCTCAAGTTCGCGTGCGAGGATTGACGCCCGCGTCCAGTCCCGGACGCCTTCGCCCGTCTCTGGATCAATGAGACGCCTATGTCTGTACGTTCCAGACCCGTCGGTGCCTTCGAAGTACACCGGACACTTCACCTTGAGCGGACACACTTTCGTCTCTTTGCCGTGGTTGGTGCATGACTTCACATGCCTTCGATATAAGCGAATCATGGGCAAAGTCTAGCATAGACGCACCCACACTTGCACCCACACTTGGCGACTCGGAGGCTTATGTTGTTGATTTGATTGGGTTTAGAGGTTGGTGGGGGCGGCTGTGATGTTACAATTCGCTGGCGTTGAAAACACGTAACTTATTGATTTTGCAAGACGGCAAAAACGCCAGAAACGGTGAAATCGGCATGATTACCCACACCTGACCCACACTTGCTCGATTTCAGAGTCGAAATTGTGGGTTCTTTTCTTTGGTGTCAGACCCGATTGAGTCCGCTGTCTCGATTGCTTACCTACCGACAAACCCGATCAGCGTCTCGACGATCTTGCCACTGGAAACGCCGAAAATCGCAGCGGATGTCAGACATACGAGTCCAACGATTTTCAGCCAAGTTCCGCTATCGATTGCGCCTTTGTTGGCGATTGCATCGAGCTTGGTTTTAAGCTCTGAGATCTCTTTGCTGTGAAGCAGAGCATCCGATGCTCTCGACGCTGCTGCAACCTCGTGCTGATTAATCTGAACGCTGTGTGTGGCGACTTTTGAATTGAGAGTATCGAGTCTGTTGTTGACGCCAGACACCTGATTTTGCAGCACGCCAATGCTGACTGCGATTGATTCCAGTTTATCAAAAAGCCTAGTTTGCGGGTCCATCTTTTTCCACCTTCACCTTCACCAGCGCAGTGAAATCAGGCGATAGCTGATACTCACCGTCGAGTTCGTTCTGTTTCACTATCAGATAAAAGCAGCCTTTGAACATCGCGTCGAGTTCAGCAATAGTCTGCAAGATCTCTTTTCGCTTCGCGTCCAGTTCCGCGAAGACTGCTGTCTCTCTTTCGTCGAGTAAATGTTGCATGCGTATATTTATCGTTTTCGGAAAATGGAGTGGTAAATAATGACTAGTACTATTCTCGTTTGACAAGAATCCTGTAAAACGAGAAACTGGTACTTGAGGTAACTAAACATGAAACTCTTTACTCTTCTTTTTCTATTTGCAGCGACGGTCTTTGGACAACAAATCGCTGTGCTTGGTGGATACAACGACAACACCCGCGTGTCAGCGAAAGTCTATGCACCCGTCACCAGCCGCGTTTCCATCGGCACTCAATACAGATTCTCCAACCACGACGCTGCTGCCCTGGTATCGTTCGATGTCATTCGAGCAAGGAAACTAACAATCGCTGCTGAAGCTGGATACGGTCTTACACGTGAGATCGACACAGACATCCGCTGGCAGCTTGGGCGAATCCCTGTGTACGCTGGCAATCGCTTGATATACGTTGACGCGGTTGTAGGTGCGGAACTGTACAAGCGTACACCATGGCTTGGTACTGCGATTGCTGGCGCTATCGTCTCATATCGATTGTCGAAACATGTTTCCATTCAGGCGAACTATCAGTTTCACGCAGTCAACCGACACGACAACAGACACGTGACGCAAGTCGGTGTCGCAATCGACTTCTAATGGTTAATCAATCCGTGTCCGCTGGAGTGTCCGAGAGCATTCAGCAGTGTTCTGTAATTCTCATTCAGTGCATTCAGTTTGGATTTGAGATCGTTGATAAGCGCTTGTTCTCCAGATCCATAACTTCCGCCCGCGTCGGCAACAGAGCACAGTGCTGGATCTGAGATCGTAGCAGCACGATTCGCGAGTACTTTGCTTCCACCAATGTAGACACCCTGAGACGTTGAAGATAGTTTCACGTCACCAGTACCGCCGAACGTCGAACTTACGAGTACTTCGCCGAAGATCGTCAACGGTGACGCTGTAGACTTCAAAGTCATATTGCTAGCCAGCGTAATCGCGGTCGAAGAGTTAGACATCATTCCAATACTCGACGAACTTGAGTTCGCAAAGAAATTGAACGTCGAAGAGAATCTGATGTTTACTTTGCTTGGAGAGATCTGTACTGGAGACGAAGCGAACGAAGTATGTCCAATGCCAATTCCAGATCCTCCATAAATCTGGATTGCACCCGACGTGATTTTCGTACCAGCAGAACCCACCACCATTTCGATTGCACCCGCCGATGTCACTCTGAATGGTGGCGTGCTGCCTGATGGTGCTCCCAGTTGGATTTCGCCACCATAGACGTAAATCCCACCAGAGGTAAGGCGAATATACCTCGTGAGATCGGTTATCTGAATGGCGCTTCCGTCAATGGAAATTCGATTGAAATTGTTCCTGAACGTGGCTGTGCTAGAAAATGATGCTTCACCAGCAGTCAGTTTCCCGACACTGACAGACAACATTTTCACGTCATTGATAGTCGCGTCCATCAGCTTGGAACCGTCAACCGACAGCGTGTCGATTTTCGAACCAGCCAAAGAAACGATGTCGCTATTCGTGACGCTGAAAGAATTGATCTGTGACTTCGTAATCGAAACAATTTTCGCGCCTGGAATCGTCGCGTCTTGTATATTTGATCCATGGATGGAAATGCTGCCCGCAGCGAACGTGCCCGTTACAGCGCCCGCATTGACAGTTAAGGGTCCCCCAGACGCCACCGTGCCATAGACCTTCCCGATGTCCAACGAGATAATCATATCGCTCGAAATACCACCGATCAAGTTCCCGACGCTCATCTTGTTAACAGACACAGTCGGCACACGCCCGGTCTTTACCGTCGATTCGGTAACCTCTTGCCAAGTACCAGCTTGGTTTTGGAACCACTTATTCGACGTGGTGTTGTAGTAAAACGAGTCCAGCGGATGCAAAACACTCGGCAACGATGGCGAACTCGCGAAGTATGGAACATCGCGCAAGTGGTTCGCCAACTGCAAAAAGTCGATGGCACCACCAGCGATCATCGAACCAGTGATAGAGCCAGCACCCGGATTTGGCACGGAACGATCTGTTAGAGCGTCTTCCAGTTGCCGCCCGAGCTTGATCAATCGAGTCGCGTGATCTTGCACATAGTCGCCAAATGAGACCTCGTATTTGGTGTGACCCTCGGACTCGTTGTTCGACTTGACCCACGACATTGTAATGTCGCGAATCTGAAATGCTTGATCAATTCCATAGCTATCGGATTTGATGTTGATGATCTGACCACTGCGCAGACCGTCGAGCATGGTGCTGAAAGAGCCCGTGCGAACGGGTTCAAGGTGTTGCTGTAGAAGCGTCGCTGCGTACACATTGGCAAGCGGTTCGGTAACGATGTCTTTGTTCACGTATGCACGCGAGAGCACACCCAGGACAGCTTGCGACGCGGAGTCGTTGACAACGACGCGAATCGGTGTCTTGTCAATGAGATCTAAACCGCCGCGAACGATGACTTGATTCGCTTTCCGCGTCCAGTCTTCTTTGTATTTCAAATCGACAGCGAAAGAATCGATGTTATCAGGTGCGACGCAATCAATCGAGAATGGTGCATTCGCCAGCGTTGACGAAGTGAAGTGAACATTCTTTTCCGCGTCTATCCACCAGTCAGCGAAAATCATTTCTGCGAGCGTATCGAGTACTTTCTTCGCATCCCAATCATCGATATTGATGTAATCGAAAGTGTGAATGTTCTCGACAGTTGTCGCGTCAAAGTCTGTTCCCGCGAACACTGCCTGAATGATCGCCTTATTCGTCGCTGTTGTGTACTCGCCATTGTGAATGATGTGGTCTAGCTGCGAAGTGTAATCGACACATGCAACAGCATAGTGAGTCAGAGTCGCATTGATGACTTTATAATCGACATCGACAATATAGCCACCGAAGATCTTTTCGTCTGTGTCCGCGTCCTCGATAAGCACATTGATTAGATTCGAGACACCAATGCCAGCGGAAGTGTCGCCAGCGTAGCGAGCGCCTTCAGTATCTTCGTCTGAAGCGTATGTGAATATCGTGTCGTATCTAGCTTCACCGGTCGGATTGAACATCAAACAAAATGAAGCAGTGCTATTCTTTCCACTTATTGTGGTCTGAATACGTGTCTCTGACAAAGACACGTATTGAGTCACATCATTCCCGTTAACTGTTATTCTGACTTTCATAATTTACGCCATCGCAACTGCTTGCTCGATTTGTTTCATGACCGCTTCTGCAACCGCTTTCGGATCCGTGATTCCATTTACATTCACGATTACTGATTGTAGTTTACTCTTCATATCAGCAATGTTGGTGTCAATTGCAGACAAGTGATTCAGTTTTCCCAAATACGTGTCGAATGATTGAAGACTCCAGTATGTGTTGTGACTGATTTCGTCGAGACGCTGACGCACACCACCATTCGTGCGGAGATCGTCGTGTATGTAGTAGAGAAAGTCGTGTGCTTCCCAGATCAACTCTTTTAGCGTGGGTTTGTTCTCGATAAAATCGACCTTCAGAAACCGCGTGTTTTCCTCGATTTGACCAAGCGCCTTAATCATCCGCTGTTGTTGAAACACTCCGAAGATATCAGCAATAGCGGAGACAACACCAGTCACTGCGGAGATAACGCCAGCCACACTGTCACCGATTGCGCCACCGATTATGCCAGCGGGATTATTACCACCACCACCACCACCACCCGATGGTGCGGATACTCCGAAAAATCCTGTTGTTATCGAAGTCAGCTTATCGACCAACGGATCGAGAGCTTTCTTGATGAGACCGTTCGGACCCGTGATGGCGTCCAGAAATGGTTGTGTCAGCGAATCCCAAACAGCCTTGCTAAGACCTTGCATCGCCTTAGTCATGCGTTCGCCCCATGACTCGCTGGAACTACCAAACAGGCTGTCGTAAAGCGAGTCTGATAAATCTTGGACCGTTGTGGATATGCTCGTGAACACACTCGCGAATGGTGCTTGCAATTTCTGCGTACCATCGGGTCCTTTCAGTTTGCCTTCCAGATCCGAAATAGTCTGCAAAGTGTCTGCTTGTATTTGTCCACCAGCCCGTTGGGTTTCGGAAACTTGCAAACGCAAGTAAGCTAAGTATGCGGAATCGACTTCGAAATTCGTTCCACCACCAGCCGCGATTGTTTGATACGCAGCCTTCGCAACTGCGACAGTCTTTGAGAACTCGACATCTGAAACGATGTTCAGACTGCGAAATGCGTCTTCGATTTTAACTTGATCAGCGATAAAGTTCGGCACTGTGACAGCGCGGAAATCACGCAGTTGCGCCTGATTATCTACAATCTTCGAAGTGTTCGAATCCCAAGCAGCACCCAACGAATTCATCGCAGCGATAAATGGTGGAAGCGTAGCTGTTCTAACAGTATCGAGATCAGTCTTTAGATCTTTCGTCGCACGCGATTGACCTTGAATTTTGTCTGTGTAGAACTGCGCAACCTTGTCGGCACGCTCTTGTTCTTTCTTGAACTCTTCAGTCGCTTTCTTGGCTGCTTCCTTGTCGCTCTTCAAATTGCGAAGTTGGACGCCTTGATTTCTGATTGTGCCAGTGGTTGTCTTGACTTCCGCTTCAGTTTTCTTTTGCTCAGTGCCAAGATCCTCAACAGCGACAGTATTCGCCTTCGCGTCTGTAGTCGCGTCTTTTGTATCAGTCTGGAAGATCTTCAGAACCTTGTTGATGTCTTCGAATGCTCGCTTCAATGACGATAGCGGAGACAGCCACAACAAGACCTTCGCTGTCGCTGTGACTACATCGCCGATAACGTCGCCAATGAAACCTAGGAAATTCATCAATTGTGGATTGCCTTGGATGAAAGCGTCTGTGATGTTGTTAACCTGCTGGACGAACAATACGATCTCGTTCCACAGACCCGTGACGACATCCCAAACATCGTTCACGATTCCACGAAATGTTTCGGATTCCTGGTATGCGAGCACGAGCGATGCAACGACTCCAGCGATTGCACCAGCCCAAATCACGAATGTTGCGGACACACCAAGCGCCAGCAGCCCGCTGATCGCAAGCGCAATGGGTCCAAGGATCGCCAGCGTTGCACCAAACGCGAGAATCGCATCTTGCATTGGCTTGTCTAAGTTTGTGAACCAAGTCACAGCGCCTTCGAGCAAACCGATTCCTGCTTCCATCAACGGTTTGAACGCTTCGAGTTTCGGAATCAGAGCATCGCCGAACTTTATGGCAGCGTTCTCGACCGTTGTCTTGGTCTCGTTCATCATCTGCCGAAACCCACCCAACCCGGTCGTACTGCGCTCGAAGGCGATTCCGGCTGCCCCAGCGCTGTTTTCCATGTTGGTGAGCTTCGTGTCGTACTGATCCGACAGAGAGCCTGCAAGAGCGAGCATCAACGTTTGCGCTTCCGTGGACCCGACAAGCGCACCAAGGGGAATTTTCGACTTTTCAGCAGTCCCGACGATTGCGGAGATAGCGCCGCTGAAGCCGAGTCCAGCGACAGCAGCAGCACCCGACTCGTACCCCATTTCGGCGAACGCCGCTTGCAAATTTTTGGACGGGTTCATTAAGGCTGCGTATGTCGCTGCTAGTTTTGTCGAGACTTCCGCCGTTGATCCGACAGCGCCTGACGCGGTGCTGAATGTCGCGAACAGTTCCTCTTGCGAAACACCTAGCGCGTTCGCCAGGGGAACCACACGTCCGACACTTCCAGCCAGTTCCTCGAAGCTCGTTTTACCGTCCACCACGGTCTGAAACATCTTGTCGCTGACGGACCCTGCTTCAGACACGTCGAGGTTGTAGCCTTTGATGACAGCTTGAATAGCTGAGACAGCAGTCGATGTATCTGTCAGACCCGCACGCGCCGCTTCGTTTGCGATGCGAAGCAGATTCATCGATTGTTCGCTGTCTCCAAACGAACTGATGATTTCGTACATCGCGGCTGACAAAACCGTTGCGGATGTACCTGTTTCCGTGGACAAATCGAGAATCGCTTGCTTCAACTGAAGCACCCGTTCCTCGGGAATTTGCAACGTTCCGATGTTTGCCATCGCAACGTTAAACTCGTTTGCGAAATAGACAGCGGCACCACCAGCAGCGGTGATCGGAACTGTAAATGCGGTCGTTAACGTCGAACCAGCGGACGCAAGACTAGCAGACGCCGAAGACATTTTGTCCTCGACGCTCTGCCAGTCTTTCATGAATTGAGAGACGGATGCTCCGACCCGCACTGATAAGTGATTTACATCCGCCATGGTTTATTACTCCTGCTGTGATTTCAAGTTCGCGAACATTCGTTGCGCCTTCGTTACGACATCGATACCGTCATCTTTTTTCCTGTTCCGCATCGCTGGCATAAAATCTTTCGCCTTCAATGCGGCTGTCGATTTCTGCTTGTGCATGTTGTAAGTCAATGCACACAGCATCGATGCTGAATAGTTCGAAACGAAACAGTCTCGTTCGAATTTGTCCTCTGATTCCTCGATCAGTTTTTCGAATGTGCGGAAACTGATAATCATTGATTCTTCGATAGATAGCTGGAATCGACTCTTACAGATAGCTATCCAGTAATCGATGTCGAACCAGCATCCGCTAAAGGGTCACTTTTCAAAGCCTCATTGTTCGCTGATTGCGTCGCTTCATCCATCTTGTCGAGTGCTTGTTCGACCATCTCGGTTTGTTTGTCGAATGCTCGCTTCAATGCGTCGTGAAACTTGTCACCGACCACATGCTTCGCCAGAAATAGATGGATCTGTTCGATATCGTCGAGTGCTATATCCGCGATGAATTGCTCGAAGGTCACGTCTGCGTGGTTGCTCTTTATTCCTTCGTACAACACTTGGAGCAAAGTCGTTGCGAAATCAATGTTTTGTACTTGAGTGATTGCGTAACGAGGATTCACACCGAACTGCTGCTGATAAGCAAATGCTTCGAGAGCGCCGAAGTGGAATTGATAGGTGTTGTCGCCAACTGTGAATGGATGAGAGAGTGTTTTTTTAAGTTGCATACACATCTATTTATGAAAAGCAAAACACTCGACTGCGGGAACAGTCGAGTGTTTTGATAGCAGCAACTATGTCTGTCTATTGAGGTAACCAGACGATTGTATTTAGCTCTTACGCGAAGGTGTCTACTACGCGAATGTTGGCTTGCCACTGATTCGAATAGTGACGTTCGCCATCTGGACGCCATTGACGGTATATGGAACACCATACGATGTTACATATCCCGCAAACGACATTGTTTCCAGTGTTCCAGACGCGCCCGGAGTTTTGATCTTCCAGTTCTTTTTCGCACCTATTTCGACTAGACCACGCAACGCGGGTGCAGCAGAGTGCGGAACTTGAAATGAAATCTCGCCATAGTCGGGAACACCGACGGGCACGACTTCCACACCCTGACTCGAATGACTGGTAATCGTCTCGACTTCTCGATTCACTGTTGCTTCATCAAGATCGCCGATGTCGGCAATTGCGGCAAATACTTCACTTGGGGTAGCACCATCGCCAACCTCAAGGATAACGCCATGACTTTTCAAGGACATAATAATAGGACTCCTACAGAAAGAAATTTCTGATTGTATTTAGCATCTGGCAGAAGTCTGCTATTGTGTTAGCTTTCCTCGATAATCGAGCGAACGCGAATAACACCTTGCTGCGTGAAACCGTCAGGCTGCGTGTATACTTGACAAAACTCGACGTATGTTAAAACATGCGTAAATCCTGTCACCGTCAATGATGTTCTATCGAGAACTTTATCGACTTTCTCTAATAGTTCCCGAGACTGTTTCGAACCGTGGTATTGTGTCCACACCAGAATCGTTGTCGTTATTTCCCGCCCGCGTTTCGAATGGTTAGACCGTTCAATGGCTGTTGAATTATCTACTTTGATATATGGAAACGCTGTGTTCTGCGGAACATAATCGAACACGGGAATACCAGTCAGCGACACTGCTGTCGATAGTTTGGTGAAGATCGCTTTTTGTAATTCTGCTAGCATATGTAATTACCCGATTGATAGATCTTTGACGATTTTCATCATTCCGTCTTCGAACTCGCGGCGATGTTTTTCGAGTGCGGGAACTAGAAACGGATGCGCTTCAGTCATTGTTCCCGACTTTGTTAAATGTCCGAACTCTAACAAGTGAGCATGCGGAGCGCCCGCGAATACACGACCAACTCGATACTTCTTGACGAGTTCTTTCTTTATCGAGTCTCGCAACATACCCGTATCCACGGGCGCAAGTGTCTTCGCTTCGAGCATCACCTTTTCAGCAATCGAGTCCACTAATGCAAGCACTCGCACAATAAATGCTGCTTTCATGTCCTTGATGGTTTGTCGAAGCTCTTCAACACCTTCGAGTTCGACTGTTATCTTTGGCTCGCTCATTACACAATCTCTTCTGCCAGAATCAACATCCAACGCGACCGTTCGTCGATGTTGATAACAGCGGACACTTTGAACAATCGTGACCCAAATACAATATCGTCTGTTGGTTTGACACTCACACCGAATCGCACAGTGATTTTGTGTGACACCTTCGCTTCGAGCTTCATACTCTCGAATGTTTCGCGTCCGCTGACAGGTTGAATACTCGCACGTGTAGATGTATCCACATGTGTGCGAGTGAATCCACCAGACCCGTCAGCGACGTTGGTATAGCGACGAATCGTAATTGCGTGGCGAAGATCAGCTAGTTTAGACATATCTGGTAATAGTTTGCTGTGCAATCAATGCTGCCAGTGAAAACGGCAATGGTTTCGCGCCCGCTGCTTTGTCTGTGTACACTTCCCTGTTCTCGTACAAATGAGCAACGAGAAACTTAATCGCGTGCTTGGTGACATCGGGAACTAGATTCGCAGTCGCAACACCAGCGACGAAGGTCACCTTCGTCAAAATCGTTTTCTCTGGTGGCGAATCACGAATAACAACAACAGCGGGAGACACTGACAGTCGAGAAAAGTAATCCGTGGCTGGTACTTCTGTACCGTCTTCGCTGATGAACACGACAGAAGAAATGCTCGTGATCTTGAACCGTGGAATGTTAATCACTTTTTGCGCATTGTTCAGCGTGTATGAATGCGTCGATTGCATCACGACACGACCCGTTTCTTTCTCGAAGAAGCTAGTCGCGACGTGAATCAACGACTCGATATAGGTATCGTCAGCAACAAATGCTGGCTCGATTACTAAGTGTTTCTTCGCTTCATCGGCGGTAATCGGAAGAACTGTTCTCGCTGTTAATAGTTCGATCATGCAGATATTTAGTAAAAAACAAAAGGCTGAAGTCGGTGAAGACTCCAGCCTTTGTATTGTTATTGATTGTCGCTTAGCCGACGGACATTACCAGCTTGCGGAACGCATCAGCGATCATGACCTGACCATCGATCCGTTTGTATGCGCGGAATCCGACTTGACCATTTGCCGCGAAGGTTTCATTCAAGCGCTTCATCTGGACGCCACCACGGTCTGCGATCTGATACTTGCTCAAGTCACCAAAACACGCGATGACTTTCGCGGATGTTGCAGCAGAGTCCATTGTTGGTGAAACGAAGACTGGCTTACCAAGCAAGCTGTCGGTCGAGCCAGCAGCAACACCGGGCGCGTAGAACACAAAGTTTCCGTCAGTTTCGCTCTTCAACTTCAACTTGCGAAGAACAAGTTGGATAGCATCGTTCATAATCCAGCAAGCATTCGCCCGGTATTTCTGCGGCAATGCGTGGTAGAAGTTCAAAATTCCGTCAGCAGTCAACGCAGTTACGTGACCATTATTGAAAGCTGTTGCTCCAGTCACCACACCCTGAACGGTTGTGGAACCAGCACCGATGCTGAATAGGTCAAGTTCTTTATCGGAGAATCCGTCAGCGAAACGGTTTGCAAGCACGCTGAAGATATCGAATCCAGTATCTTCCACGAACTCTTCAGCCAATTTGACCAAAGCGCTCATTTTGTACGCCTTCATGGTTTTTCCACTGATGCTTGGTTCGGTCTCTGCCAGTTCATCGGACTCGCCTTCGACCGTGACGGTAATGTCACCGACAACGGGAATCGTGGAAGTACTCGTGGTCTTGATTACAGACGCACGCTGACGGAAGAAGTTCAATTCAGCAAGCGCAGTTTCGATCTTTTCGACGATGCTCTGCGGAACCATTGCAGCGTCGTCCGCTGTGTTCAAAGCGCGTTCCATACGCCCGGTGCGCAAATAGCGCTCGAAGGCAGACTTTTCGGTATCATTACCACGAAGGTTGACTTCGTTCGCGACTTCGCGAACACCTTCAGCTAGCTTGTCAATTCGTTCGATTCTTTCGATTTCTGCCATCAGCGACTTTTCGTCGTTGAACATGCGGTCGATAGTCTCGTTCTCTTCATTACTCAAAGAACGCTTTTCAGCAGCCGCTTTTCCCGCGATCTGTTTCGCGTCTTCAATCATCTTTGCGCGTAGTTGGCGCAGTTCGATGTTTCTCATTTTACTAAACCTCGTTTGTTTTGTAGTCGATCTCAAGTACTTGAAGCACTCGCAATAGATCATCAGGCGACATTCCTTCAACCGGCTTTTCTATTGGCGACTGAGTGTCAGCGGCTGCTGGTGTATCAGTTGCTTGCGTCTTGATTGACTCGACTATATTTAGTAGCTTGTCGATTTCCGCTTGTTCGGTATCGTTGGCGATACTTCCACGCTCGATAACTGCTGCAACTGTATCGAGTGACACTTGCTCAACAGCAGCAAGCGAACGCACGAACGCGAATGTCTCCGCGTATGCGGGAACTGGTACTAGACTGATATCGTCGATCCACACTTTATGAAGCACATGAAGACGCGGCTGGTTTCGACGCTGAATCCATTCGTCTTTAATCACGTAAAAAGCGAACGACATTTGTGTGATGTCGCCACGTTTGACAGACTCCAGCGTCTCGTTGCCAAGTGGCGTGTCTGGCATGTCAATCGCGAACTTCAGACCGCGTTCGTCTTGCTCGATTCGCAAAGTGTTGTTCTCGCGTCCAGCCACAAAGCGCCCGAGAACGAAGTTCTCGTTGTGATTGCGCAATGCGAGAATATCTTTCGATCTTTCCAAATCGAAAGCGCCCGGTTTGATAACCTCGGTGAACTTATTGTTGATCAATCCAGATTCGACATTGAACAAAGCAGCATATCCGACGAGCGTTCTACCATCCGCCGATATTGTGGATTCTAAGGATCTTATTTCTTTTTTCATTACGCGACTCCGATGCTACATTTGCATCCTTTATGCAATGGTGGGTGATACACACTTTTCTTTATTTCAAGCTCGCCTAAAATCGTTCGACCTTTCGGAACATACGATCTAGACTGAAGATCCATTTCACTTTTGTGAAGCGTCTGACAGAACTTACAAGCACCTGGATTTGTTCGCCAAGTGATCTGACTTGGTGTGTAGCCAGCAACTACATACGAATCGACTGAGTACTTTCCATTCGCTGCGACAGCGATGTCGGATGCGTCACCGTCCAACAAATCGAATTCAGCGTCGAAGGCTTCACTGATTTTCGAAATCAAATCCTCTGGTTTCTCGACAACCACAGCAGCGACTTTGGTTAGTCGCTCTTCAGTCACTCGAATAGACAGTTCCTTACTGAATTCGTCGAGCCACGCATCGTTGTTAATATCTACCACCTGATTCAGTTCCCGTGCGATGTCTTCTGCGACACCTTTCACCAGTCCGCGAAGCGATGGCGTCAACTGTTTCTGTGTGAAGTCGCGATGATCCGTCTTGTAGAAGTCGATCAATTCGCGAAGTTGGTCTTCGCTCTGCGAGTGTCGATTGAGCAACTTCACCACGTCGATCTTTTCGCGACGCAGGATGCGCCCGAGAGCGTCAGCAATCGGCGATGCGGCTGTCGTGCTGATCGCCTGACGGAGTTCACCTTGCGCCCGCTGAACCGCTTGGATGCGTGGAACCGCTGGTGCTGGCGACAGCGAGCGAACACCTATGTCTGTTTCCGAATCGTCAGCGCTGGTGTTCAACGGGAATCGAAGTTTGTCGCCACCTGCGAGAGCGTTCAGATTCTCGCGTTCGCGGATTTCGTTCGCTGTCATCCAGCCTGACTGGATCGCAGCGGAGTAATACTTCTGTCTCGCATCCAAATCGACACGCTTCATTGAGTCGATTAGAAATTCAAGGAAGAAATCCTTGCGCTCGAATGGTGTGAACAGTTGCGTATTGATTGCTTGCTCGATATTCACGAATCGCGGACGCAAGCTCTGCAAGAAGTTCAGACCTTCTTGCTCGATATTGCTGAAGGTCGAGCGAGACAAGTCACCGACCATATGCGAAGGGACACGAAACGCGGCTGCAATCGTTGTGCGCTGGAAGTTCTGTATCGAACTGATGTCCGCTTCTTTCAGATTCAACGAAGGCAATGGTTTGTACTCGATACCGAATGGCTCGACGAATAAGCGCCCGGTCTTTTTTGAACCACGGTGCATTTGTTCGATTTGTTCTCGGATGAATGCTTTGTCTTCTTCATCCACCTTTTCGGATGGACGCAGCGTTCCGCCCGGAAACATTCCGTTCCGGAAGAACTCGTGCGTGAAGGTTGCAGTCTCGTTGCTCGATTGAATAACGCGACGCATTTGCTCAAGCGGACTAATACCGTTGATTCCGTTATCTGTGTATTCCAGCACGTGTAGAACATGCGTGTCAGGATAGATCACGTCACGCGACTGAACAAACCACTTGCGACCGTCATGCACAACTGCTTTCAATGCGCCCGATGGAAATGGTCGGATGCTTGTTACATCGCCCATTTCATTGCGATCAACGAAGGCGAAGAACTCGCCATGCGTGAGCAAGTTGTGTGTCAGCGTGTAGAAGAATTGATATGCGGTCTGGTAACCATTCGGTTTGCTGTGAAGGATGTCGTACAACGGATGATCCTTCGCCCGTTGCTTTCCTGAGTCCAGCCGCTCGTAGACAATAGCGGAATTACTCGCGACAGTCTCACACAAGATGCGGATGCAACTAAAGACAGTCTCATTTCGCGAAAGTGAATCGTCGTTCCAATTGACGATGTTGGATTCAGTTTCGATTAGCGTGTTGCTCGATTTCATCGATTTACTGATCCAATTGCGGACTGTTTTAAGTAGTTGCATATAACAGTATTTAGAAAATCATAAAGTCGCGAACTGATGACTTCTTGCGGCTGGTACTCTTCACCGACTGTTGTATGCGAGCCCGATTCGCTTTATCGTGCGCCATGATTGCCGCGATTGCTAAGTCGATTCGTTGCTTACTCAGTCGCTTCGATGGTCGGATGCGATCTGTTGAAGTCTCGCGAGTGATTGCTAGATTCTCGATACACCAGTTCAAGACTTTGTTGTCGAAGTGGCGTATTCGGTCTGTGAGAATTGCAGACTCGAAATCAGTTGTCGCTGTGTGCATCCAAGAATAGTCTTGTTTGAACTTCGAGACTGGGAACTTTCTTTCATTCAATTCGAGCATTAGCTGTGAAGCGAGAGCGATATCGAAAGCGATGTCCTTTATTTTGAAGTCTTTCGCGAGAATGTCAATGTAGTCACGAAGAACTCGTTGGTCAACAATAGGACCCGGTGTCGCTATCAAGTGACCACTTTCGACCCACTGGCTATATGGTTGTTGATCTCGCTGTTCATGTTCTAGGAGATACGCCGCTGGTGTAAAGCCATATGGTATTAGATAAAAGAGATCGTCCTTCACCACACAACCGACGATTGCTGTTAAGTCTTTCGTCGCTGATAGGTCGATACCGACATACATGTCGAGCCCGTGAAGATCCTCGATTGTGATCTCTGTTTCCTTTAGTTTCAACCACTTGTTAATCGCGATGAATGATGTTTCAGCAGTGGTCCACAGATTCAGATAGAGTCTTTTGAACGCATTCTGTTTCTCGGGTCTGTCTTTTGCTTCTTGGCACAGTTGTTCGAATGTATCGAGAGCAATATGTTTTCCCAATGCTGGATTTACTTTGTGCCAGACTTTCGGGTCTGTCCAATCGTCTGATGGATCTGCTTCGCGAATAAAAGCGAAGTATGAATCGTTCTCCTTTTTGCCAGCGAGTATATCTCTCGCGTATTGCAATTCTCGGAACCAGATAGTGTTTGTATCAGTTCCCGCTGTGCTGATCATGAACAATAGAGGCTGCTGTCTAGCATGTTGGCTGGTGGTGAGAGCGTCGAAGGCTTCTTGCGCCCGTGCTTTTACCCAACCATGCAATTCGTCAAGAATGATTGCGCTTGGATTGAAACCATGCAGTTTCAATCCTTCACTCGACACGATCATCAATCGCCCGTTGTTCGACGGTGATAGCAGTTCGTTTTGCTTTTCGATGATTCGTCTTGAAAGCCACGGTGATGCTTGAATGTAGTCCTTCGCCATTTGCAGAGCGATGTTTGCCTGATCTTTATCGACCGCTGCAAGAATGATGAGCGGTCGTGGTTCTTCGTCTACCAACAGAAGGAATAGGCAAAGCAGAATAACGAAGGTCGTTTTACCTTGCTTTCGTGGCAGAGCCAAAGCACAGCGTTTGAAGCGACGCAGACCATTCGCTTTCTTGCATCCGAGAACTTCGCGAAGGATGTCCCACTGATATTCGTCGAGTTCGAATCCAAGATCACCCGCCTTTTCTGTGTCGATATATCGAATCTTTTGCAAGAAATTGGCGAAGCGAATCAGCGGCTGTTCATCGAAGGTGTATTGATTCTTTACTTTTCCTTTCTTCGCCATGGTGTTGCTGTCGTTTTGGTATTGTCGAGCGAGTCATCCTCATGCTCTTCAGTCACATGTGCAATGACAGATCGAGAGCGCGGAGACAAACCTAGTTGTATACAGATCTTGTGTATCGTTGCCTGACAGTCTTTAATAATGTTGAGCAACGGATTCTTGACTATCGTTCGTTGACCATCTACCACGAGTTCTTCTTTATTGAGAGCCACAGACGCGCGACGTTTCAGATCGAGGTTGAGCACTAGATCTTCGAGTAACAGTCGATCAACATTCTTGAGTAGGTTGCCTTCGTCTAGTAGATAGTAGACTTCGCCCCATACCTCCGATTGCTCTGGAGTGAAATAGTCGGGAATACTAGCTTCCAACTTTGGCAGTTCATCGGTGCGGACACGGGCTTGTGGTCCTGGCTTGACTTTCATATACAGATATTTAGCTTTTTGCTTATTGACAGATCCTTTGAAGGATTATCAATAAGAGTTTTCGGTGACTAGTACTAAAATGGTAAGGACCCTAAATCCTGTCAGATAGACATACGAGTCGCCAAGGGAAGGGCTTCGACCGCGAAAAACTCAGAACTTCGACCCACCCTACCCTTGCCAGCGAGAAAATACTATAAACCTTTGCGTGTGTAATTGATAAAGTGACAGCGAGAGCAAAGACAAAGTACGTTTGATTTGGTGAATCGCTTCAACCACGCATCTTTTACTTTCTCGACGTGGTGGACTTCGGTCGCGAGTTGTTGATTGCACTCCTGACATATAGGTGATTCCGACAATCGCAATTCGCGAAACCGTTTCCATTCAGCGGAATTGTAGAACCGTTTCAAGATCGGGTCTTTCTTCGCTTCGAGGTTGCGCCAAGATGCGCGTCTCAAGATACGAGCATGTTCCCGACAATAGCCTTTGTCCTCGGACTGTTGATCACATCCTGCAATCGAGCACGGTGTTGAATATAGTTGCATGTGTAGAAACACCGATGGCGCTGTGAAACCCTCGCGAAGAAGCACAGCGCCATCGAGACTCTAATTTGGAGAAAATTAAATGAATCACTTCTATTTAGACGCCGTGAGAATTAGCGGCTGGAAATCGTCCAAGCATGTTTTGTTTCTCGCTGCAAGAAACGTCTGAAGATCCGTGATCAGTTTCACTTTGCGATATCGGATGTAGGACGGTGTTACTTTGTACTTCTTCTGCAATACATGTGACAGTTTGCTTTCGTCGAGAATGTCTTCGATCAATTCTCGATCAAGAGAATTGAACAGATCGATCTCTTCAATGACTTGCTCTTGTAGTGTCTTTCGCATACAAGTATCTAGCTAGACGCGGAAAGCCTAAATACTGGATAGCTTCACACAATCGAGGTAGATAAATGGCTTGGATGCTTCCACGAGTCGCGAAAGAACTTATTCGCGCATCACATATCAATACGCTTATCCAACAAATCCAGCAGTGGCAAGGCAACGTCGATGCAAACAGCAATCGCCTTATCAATATAGCCAATGCGATCAACAACGGTGATGCAATCAACAAAGGACTGCTAGACAGCGGGCTCGCAACGAAGGCAGCGTCGAGCCACGCGCATGCAATTGCTGATGTCACTTCGTTGCAAACAAGTCTCGATGGCAAAGCAAGCACCAGCCACAGCCACGCGATTGCTGACGTTACGAGCTTGCAGACTTCACTAGACGCGAAGGCAGCATCAACACACGGACACGTGATCAGCGACACGACGGGCTTGCAGACAGCACTCGATGGCAAGGCAGCATCAAGCCACACGCACGGGCTTGCTGATCTGACAGCGACGGGAACTAAAGACTCGACTACATTTCTCAGAGGCGACAACACCTGGGCAGTTCCCGCTGGTGGTGGTGGATCCGTGGAATGGGGAGACATCACGGGCACGCTGGCATCACAGACCGACCTTCAGACAGCGCTCAACGGGAAGGCGTCGAGCACACACAGTCACGCAATAAGCGATGTCACCAGTCTGCAGACCACGTTGGATGGCAAGGCTGCATCTAGTCACGGGCACGCCATGGACCAAATCACTGGCTTGGAGTCAGCGCTTGGTGGCAAAGCAGCATCTACGCACAGTCACGCTATTGCGGACACCACTGGCTTGCAGACAGCACTGGACGGGAAGGCAGCATCAAGCCACGGACACGTGATCAGCGACACAACGGGCTTGCAGACCACGCTTGATGGCAAGGCAGCGTCGAGCCACACGCACGGTCTGTCAGACCTGACAGCGACGGGCACCAAAGACTCGACAACCTTTCTGCGTGGCGACAACACTTGGGCAGTTCCCGCTGGTGGATCGAATTACATTGCGCCCGGTGCAATTGCAAGCAGACCAGCCGCCAATACCGTTGCGGCTGGATCTGTATATCTAGCCACAGACATACTAAACAAACAATGGATCAGCAACGGCACTGATTGGATATCTGTCTATCACTCGCAGCCAGTGGTCGATCCTCCGGCTGCATCAGCATGGTCGCTGGTTTGGAATCATCCGTCGACAGCTACTACACTCACAGACCTTGGTGGTGGTGCTATCGAGCTAATAAGCGCTGTAGGCAGTGCTTCGCGCTATGGTGGATATGCTCGCATCGCTGTTCCAACAGCGACAGAGTGGTATATCGAAGCAGACATCGATTTCCAAATGGCGTCGGGTGTCGTAACGAACTGGCTTTGCGGTCTCGGCTTCTTCACAGGAACCGATAGCTCTGATCTACAGGCGTGGTTGATAAATGTCTTTCCTGGCGCTAACAGGCAGCATGGCGTCGCTATTGCGAGAACGGACACAACTATCAATGACGCGCAAACAAACAGCACATCGATCTACGGTGACTACTCATTACTCCCATTTTCGCGTACTCGATACAGAATCGGGCGCATCGGATCAAATAAAGTATTCGGTGTGTCGTTCAACGGACAAACGTGGCTTGAGTACACAGCTGGATGGACAAGCACTTGGACACCGACCCATGTCGGTTTCGGTGTCCGGACTGGTGGTGGTGGATGGGAACGCGGGCGCGCGAACCTACATCATTGGCGAGAGATCATCGTAACAGCATAGGTGGAATCATGACGAAACAAGACTTAGAGCATATCAGTGAGAGAAAAGCACTACAAGCAGAGCTTGATCAATACAAGCAAGACCCGAACTTTATTCAGTTTCTTGATTTCATGCGGGTCTATCAATCAATGCCGGAGGCAATGACGGATAAAGAAGCAGATCGCTTTATTGATGAAGCAGTTGCGAAAGATCCGACACTGGCTGGTGTGGATGTTGTCGCAGAGAGACTGTCTCGGAAAACATTATCTAAATAACATCGATTGCTGGATGTTCAAACAAAACACCCGACTGGTTTCGATCAGTCGGGTGTTCTTGTTTTAGATGTGTGTGGTTAGACACTTCTATGATTGTGTAAAGACCCTTGTTGATCTGATCTAGTTCGCCCGCGCTTGTCGTGCCACTTCTGGATAGTCTAGTTTTGTTGTTGTCATATGTGTTCTCCTAATGTTCGCTGTTATTGTTCCCAAAACGTCAACATTTCGTCAACATTTTATTTTGACCCGTCAACATTTTCGTCAACATTTTTGGCTATTCTTTTAAGTATGATCATACTAAGAAAATAAGCAAAAAA